CAAGCGGACGCTCCCCCGGACAGCGGCTGAACCTCTTGGTGAGTTCGCCGATCATTATGGGGGTGCGAAGAGAGAACGGTATCATCGAGCGAGAGATGATATCTTGGCAAACGGCGTAAGCAAGAGGGATGCTGGCGTCACAATGTTTGTCAAATGTGAGAAAATGTTGCCGGAGAAAGTTAATCCTGATCCGAGAGCGATACAGTTCCGCGATCCGCGATACTGTGTGGCGCTTGCGTCCTTTCTCAAGCCGATTGAACCCTTTTTGTATCGTCTTAATCCCCGGTTGCCCCAGACAAGTTGTACTCGTCTGGTTGCGAAGGGGCTTAATCAGATCCAACGTGCCACTTTGCTTTTGAAGAAGTGGTCGCATTTCCGTAATCCTGTTGTTTTGTCTTTGGACATGTCTCGATTTGATCAGCATTGTTCCAAGGAGCTTTTGGAGATAGAGCATTCAGTGTATTTGGCGTCTAATCCTGACCCATGGTTTCGACAGTTGTTGTCTTGGCAATTGTTTAATACCGTTCGGTCACGCATAGGATTCAAGTACAAGACCCGAGGCAAGCGTATGAGTGGTGATATGAATACTGCACTTGGTAATTGTGTCATCATGTTATCCATGATGCTTGGTTGGTGTGTCCAGAATCTCCCGAAGTTTGATTTATTGGATGATGGAGATGATTGCCTCCTATTCGTGGAGGAAGAGGATCTTGAGCGAGTCCTGGAGCTTTTGCCTTCATTTTGTCTGAAATGTGGGCATGAGCTTAAGATTGAGAATAAGGCAAGGGGAGTTGAGGATGTCCTCTTTTGTCAGTCTAGACCTGTCTGCGTGGATGGTGTCTATAAATTTGTTCGGGACTGGCGGAAGGTGCTGTCTCACACCCTTGTTGGTACTAGATGGGTCCATGCTCCTCATTGGTTGAGGTTGGGGTTCCTAGCCGGATTGGCCGACTGCGAGTTGGCCCTTTCGTCAGGTGTCCCTATCTTGCAAGAGTATGGGTTGGCGTTGCGAAGGAACTCATGCAATGCGGTTGCCGTTTACGATGTTGCCTCAGGTGAATACCAGAGGTATGTTCGTGAGGGGCAAGTTGCGTTTGCCACCGTAACCGATGACACTCGGTTGAGTTTCGCCCGCGCATTCGGGGTTAGCTTGAGCCAGCAGCGTGACATCGAAAAGGTGCTTTCTGATTGGACTTTCGACCTCTCGGTCGTCCATGAATGCTCATCCCGGGATGTGGCTACATGGATCAATGACCGTGAGTTTTTCGAGGTCCAGTAGGGAATGTCGTCTTTACAAAATATCTCACAAAGTGGAGCAGGTCGTCGTCTTCGGCGACGTATTGCTAAGAAGAGGAAACAAGAACAGAAAGCCCTAGCGCAGCCATTACAGATGGCGAATAGCAAGTCGCTTGCGGTGCAGGTCCCTGTGGCGAAAGGCAGGGTCCGTAGATCTTCTGTGCCGAGTACTATGAACCGCCCGAATGGAGACATTCGTGTGGTTCATCGTGAGTACGTGCAGGAGTTAGCCGGGAGTGTTGCGTTTGCGAGCAACACTATCGCGGTGAATCCAGGACTCCCGGGGTCTTTTCCCTGGTTGAGCGGGATTGCACAGCGGTATGAGTCGTACAGATTTCGGTCTCTTAAGTGGTGTTATGAGACTGAATCTGCTACTTCTGCTACCGGTACCGTTTTGATGACCCTCGACTATGACGCCTCTGATGTCGCCCCTACCACCAAATCTCAGGCTATGGCATATAGAAATTGCGTAAGGTCGCCCCCTTGGTCGGATTCTTGTCACTCTAGTGGTGTCGAGGACTTGTCTAAGAGGACTTCCTATTTCGTGCGGAATGGTGCGT